TTCAATCTTGTTTCTGATATCAGTTTCAGCTAATGCCAGTTCTGTGTCCCAATCCTCTGTGTCACCTTCATATACTTCTGGAGCATAAAAGTTTAAGTTTTCTGCTGTTGCGTAAGCCAATTTATTTCTCCTATTAAAATAACTAGGGGATTAGATCCCCTAGTATAGTGTTTACTTCTTATGCTTCATCAATGATGATAACACCGCGTGTTGCGTCAGTAACTGCAACACCAGCCGCCAATGATGCAACAACATCAAAACCAACTGCTTCTGGGCGTCTGCTTATTTCTAAGTTTACGCCGCCTTGTGTAGCACCTTTAACTGCGTCAGCTGACATAATACATGCCGCTGGTTTATGTGCAGTTGTGCCCATGTCTGTGTCATTCACATATGATGATACATATAATGGAACACCAGCAATTGTGCCAAAGTATCCATTACGCATTGCTGTGTTTTGGAATTCACCACCAGCAAATGCTGATCCACCAATGTCAGCCATAAGAGCTGCGTATTGGTTAGTTCCAATAATACCAAACAATGCACCTGTTTCACCGTTACCACGGATTGTTGCTACTGCTTCAAAGATGTCTGAAACTGCAAGAGTGTTGGCTGCGCCTGCACCCATTTCTTGTTCAGTTAGACCAGCAAAAGAAGCCGTTACAGCTTTGTCCCATACTGATGCAATAGAGTTACCTAAAACTCTACCAATTTCATTTGTGTCAACACCACCTAAGTCTCTTACAACACTTCTTGAAGCGTAAAGGCCTAAGTTAATTGCAACAGATGAATCAGACATTGCAGTAACAGAAATGTCACCAATGCCTGTAGTTGAATCAGCTTCTGTTGAAACTACTGTTGGGTCTGTGATTTTTGCTAATTTAGGAACTTTAACTTGTGTAGATCCTGCTGGGCAATTTAACATTGGAACTAGTGCTCCGCCCATGTATAAAGATGATTCCTGAGCTGCAAAAATTGTAGCTGCTTTAGTTGGAACCATTAAGTCCGTCAGGCTAAATCCTGATGCGTATTCATGTGCCATTTTATATTTCTCCTAATAAATGGTTATATTATTAATTAAACTTTGCCTTCCACTTTCATCTTTTTATAGATTTCTCTGTGTTCAGCTTTGTTCATATCAAGTTGTGCTAAATCCAAACTCTGTGGACTAGCGTTATTTGTATTACCCTTAGAGCCTGCACCACTAGGGCCGGCACTTTTGAAGTATGTGTTTCCAGATAGGAACTCTTCAACTAGATTGTCAACACTCATAGGATCTGCACTATCCGTATATCTTTGTTTACCTTCTTTGTCAGTTACAATAACATGACCTTCTGTATCTAGTTTAATGTTCTGTCTCAGTAATTGAGCTACATGATCAGGTGCAACACTTTTAGCTTTAGATGCCGCATCAATTAATGCTCCATCAATCTTAATGCTCTCAAGTTCAGTTCTAAGTCTAGTAATTTCTTTGTCACTTTTCTCTTTCTGTTTCTTAAGAACACCATTAAAGTCTTCCTTCTTGATCAGTGTCTCTTCCTCAACTTGCTCTTTCAAGCTCTTGAGTGCGGTGTATTCATCTAAGTCAACATTTTCATATTTCTTGTTAACTTGGGCAATACGCTTACCAATAAGATCATTTACTTCTTCTTGTGTAAAAGTCTTAGTGGCTTCAACCTGGGAGTCATTTGTTTGGCCTGTTGCTGTATCCCCAGTGTCTACAGTTTCAGTTTGCATCTCTGCACCATGATTATCAATTGTCATGTCAATATTCCTTTATTAAGTTTAGGGTTGGATACTAAATGTATCAAACTTGTTTATAGCTTTATTTATCCTTTTTATTCCTCTACGGGCACCCAGTAGTGTCTGCAATTGTATCCGCCTCTTACTACAAACGGATCACCTGGTTCTTTACCAGCCCAGCTACTACCATCCCATAAATTCTGTATATCTTCTGCATTCATTCTACTGCCTACCATTGACACACAAAAGGGTCTACTTGTTGCCGTAACGCCACCTACATATTCAAACTCTTCTACACCATTTCGTGTTGCTTGAGCTTTTGCATAAGTGCCATTAAAGCTACCTACAGCGTTATCTACACCTGTGCTTAACTTAACAGCAATTGAACCTGCTGTGTTAACACTTCCTGGTAGCTTACGCCTTAGTTTGTTTGTTGCTTGTGTAATTGCTGCTGCACTTCCACCTGTTTTAACTAGTTTGCGTAATTTACGCTGTTCGCGTCTTACATCTGGATCTGTTGAATCCATTTGCACTCCGCTAATTCTTCCTCGTGCTTGATTTATTAATGCTGCTGTAGATAATCCTGCAACACTTCCAAGCACTACTGTTTTTACAATATCTTCGCCTGAGCCTGACATTGCATTAGCAAGTTCTTCACTACTTAGATCTAATAGTTGTCTTTGACTTTCAAAGTCCAACGGTCCAGCCGGTGTAGAACTTTGATCCATAAAGTCTTCACTAATAGATGTTAATGTTTGTGCCGCATTCTTAACAGTCTGACTGTGTTTTTCAACTGCTGCAAGTATTTGCGGTCTTACCATCTCTGGACTTTGATTAAGAGCAACTATGTCAGCTACTTCATTTTCCAATGCTTTGACAATATCAAACACATCAGCCTTCATAGTATCCAAGGCTTTGTCTACAATCTTATCGTGCTTCTTTACATTGAAAGCCAATTTTATTCACCCTCGTGTTTGTAACCCAATGCACTTAGTTGTAAATGTTGTTCTTCGCTTGTTACAACTGTGACTGCTCCAGTTTCTGGGTTAGTCATTTCGTGTGGTTCAAATTCAGGTTTGTCCATGTCTGCTAAGATTTTACTTTGTAGTTGATCATCATCAACTGTTAATGCAACTACTTGTTTGCTTATTTCTTTTTGGAACATTTCATTATTAACACCAGCACTTCTTGCCTTCATTAAGAAGTCTAGTTCTAAATGTTCATCTCTCATGTCAAATGTTTCTGGATATTCTAAACTAAAGTCTTCAGGCATACCTAAGGCTTGCCAATCTAACCATGTAATCCACATTTGGTATTCTGTTTCTTTGAGTGTGTCAGCCATGTCCGCCAGCTTTGCATTTAATAATTGTCGTTCTGTCTGTAATGCAACACCACTCATTGGTGAACCTGTTGTTGCCTGTATTGCACTTGTATGTGTCATGCGTTTAATACTTGCAACTGAGTTTTCAATTGTTTTAAGTATACTGTCTGTTGTGCTTAGTGTTGGTTGTAACAAGTATGGTTTTAATGCACCATCTGTTGACTCATCTAAGTTAAGTATTGCACCAGCACCTGCAACTGCATCTGTGCTAGTTGGTTTAACTAGTGTAGGATGTGAACTGATACGCAAGTGTTGTTCTACTTCACTTAAACAGTTGTAGATAAACTTTTGTTGATTAGCTACATCTGCCACCATACTAAAGCCTATACCTTTTGTAGGGCTTTTAAGTGGAGCATGAAAAACAAATGGAATGTAACCCAATGGATTATCATATTCTTCGTGTTCAAGTATTTTATCTAAATCACCTTGATTGTCTTTGGCTACTTTGTATTTCTCTACATAAGTTTTATGCCAACAAGTAAATGTAACATATTCATCATTTTCTGATTCTCTTACTTTGATGTATTCAAGTTCCATCTTGCCTGCAATGTTGCGTTCGTAATACCAATCTAAAACATTTTGTGGAGTGTAAACTGCCGCATAAGCACGGATACCTAATTGTATTGCTTCAGCTTCTGTTTCTACTTTGTAAGTTGCCTTATCGATTAATATCCAGCTCGATCCATGCACCATAGCCAAGTCATTAGCAGTTTTTAAGAAACTGTCTATGCTTTGTCCTTCTTGGTCAGTGTCATACAACCACGCATTAACTAATGGATTGTTGATTAACAGTCCTAGGTCTCGTTTAGGTAATGTTCTAAACAAGAAACTTCTGTATATATCTACGGTTGTTTGCACATGGTTATCTAATGGAGTTGAGCTCAAACGCTTTGCGTATTGGTCTCCTGGTCCACTGTTTTCACCTAAGTATTGTGTTAAGTAACTACCACTTTTATACAATTCACCACCCACATATGATTTGTAATGATAATTAGCCTGTTTAGCCACTTCAGCGTAGCTAGGATGGGTTTGTTCTATCTGTTCTAATGTTAACATAATTATATTTTCCTTTATAAAGGGTAGCTATTGCAATAGTGATCAGCTATTACTACTTACTTATTTATCCTTTTTTAATAATGCCCAAATAACTGCGGACTTCTGTTCACATGTTCTGGCTTATTAGGTCTTATTGGATTGATCCAATTTACTAGATATCCAAAAGCATCCATGGCATGGTCGAGGTTTCCACTCTTGTCTGGTATTCTAGTTCCTTCTTTGTATGTTTGTCCACTAATGCATTTAATTAAATGTTTGCATTTAGGATCAACATGTATCTTTACAGTTCCGTCTGTTGCTTTTAAACTAGCATTTACACTTGCTATTCTATCTTTAACAGGTGGATTAATGTTTCTTACTTTTAATACAAAGCCTGCATTTCTTAGTATGTGATGATCACTTGTATTTGAACTGGTTTTGCGTGCCTGTCCTGACGCATCTGGATAAATCCATAACCTATTATTAGGATATCTATTTGTCAATTCCTCTGCCATTTCAAATGTATTTGATCCTTCCATAGCTATTTCATCTATTACACTTATTTCATTGCCATTAACTCTGCAAATCATTGCAACAATTGGGCTAACATTAAAGTCCATCCCAACATGTAGTATCTCATTCTTCTTAAAGTCTATGTCTTGTCGCTTAATATGAACGCTTGAATCCCAATTGTAATATATACTTCCTGCATAAGTTTCAAAGCTGGCTTCATATTCTTGTCTAAAACTTCTTTCATCTAATTCGTTTCGTGCTGCATCAATTTCTTCTGGTGGAACATTACCACCTGCTATTGTTGAATATTGAAACGCACTGTAATTCTCTTGTGAGTGTGCACCTTGCCATAAGTCATAAATCCAACTACCTTTGCCTTGTGGAGTTGTAATAAACATAGCACCACCTTGTCTGTCTGACAATGCTGGTCTACATACTTCTGTCCACATCTTTTGGTCTATCATAGCTGCTTCATCCATTACCAAGTAATCCATACTAACACCACGCAAGTTATCTGGGTTATCACCACTGCGTAAGTATATCCTACTATTATTAACTAATGTAATTTCTAAATTACTTTCATTAATCTTCTTAGCCCAACGGGCTCTTATAAATTTTTCCTTAATGTCATCCCATAATATTTGACGACACATCTTGTATGTTGGTGCAACATAAAAGATCTTACTATTGGGAAACCTTGCATACTTGGCCATCTCATGCATTGATAACCAACTCTTTCCCCATCTACGCCCTGCAACAACAACCTTAAATCTGCTTGGGTCATTGCTAACTTCTTTTTGAACATCACTTAGAGGCATTTGGTTTTCCATTTACATAAAGTCCAAACCAAGCTGCACCTGCACCAATCATTGTGCTGGTAAATGCTGCTTGAGCATTGTTTGGATCTGGTAAATCCATAAACCAAGTTATAACCAAATAGAAACATATCATGTATGTTAGTATCAGCATTCTTGGTATTACTCTCCAAGCGTCTAATTGTTCTGGGGTTAGTTTCATATTACTTGCCGTATTTCTTTTT